ATCGCACGTGCAACGCAGACTTATCCAACTTGTCCATACTGTCTTGTTGATGCTTGGCTAAGTGGTTATACCAGACATCAAAACTATAGTGGAAATTGGATAACAATTCACGAATTTCAGGCATAATAACATTATGGAAATAATATTCTAGTTTGTCCAAGAACTTCATTGAAGGTGGTGGTGTGGCAGTCCACTGTCGTCGTAATGCTGCATAGAGATTAGCCTTGCAATTGTCATAAAAAACGATTGGTGGGGCACCAGCAAAAGTACGCATTATTTGCACCAACGCAATCTTATTAGAAGGTGGACAAACTAATGAGTTAATAAACTCAATAGATGGGTAACGTGGCATAGTATAGTTCCAGTTACCATTAAGGCTTAATAAGCCGTTAAGTCCTTTAGTATGATGTTCAGGACTCAAACAGGTTTTATAAATGACCCGAAAATGTTGCCACCTGTCAGCAACCGGGTTATGGGCTATTCATAATAGTGGATTCGTATGTAGTGGCATGCTGAGATCTACATTTCCAACATCCACTAAACCAGTATTACATCCACAAACATTGAGCCTGGTAAACCACAAACGAATTGCTGTACGCAAACCATAATTGTACCAAGCAGACAAAAACCCACGATAAGGAAGGAGTTTATTATTTAAAGCGTCCGAAGTGTAAGCGCCAAGACCTGACTGGACGATATGTGCATTCATAATTCGGATTTTAATTACCGTTTGATACACATGTTGCTTAACAATCGTTATCATGTCTGCAGTAAGAACACCTTTGACTGTATTAGCAATGACCCGATCTACATGCGTTGATATTGACTCCGCATCTTTCATATGAGAACAAGTACCAATCAACCGGTTAACTACTGTGCAAGGTAATACAAAACGCTCGGCATTAATACTAAACTCAAGGGCACCAGTGTTAGTCGTACTAACAACGGATAATTTCCCGAATTTGCCAACTAATGACATATAAACTTCATCAGTTTTGGTAATTGGATTTTTGTCATAATATGTACCATCAGGAATTAAGTTCATAGCAGCACTGAGTGTATTGTTAAATGGTTTGACTACATTCTCAACATTTTTAGATTCTTCTAAGGCCTCCACTTTCTCGTTAATAATAACATCATCATGGTTGGGTGCTATTTGAGCATCAATCATATTGTTAACCTCATTAATATGTGCCTGAGCTTTAGCTATAGGCAATCTACTGGTCACCTTGACGTAATTGGCTAATGTGGCTAAAGCATTAATATGTTCTATACCAGTACAATCAATACAATCCACATGATTGTAATTTACACAATGTTTGTATGGACATTCATACTTGAATTGCTCATGTTTTGCCATAGCAGAGTTAGCATCCTTACTATTTTTCCCCAACGAATGTTCATGGTAATAAGGCAAATGGCAAAAATTACAGTGGTGTATATGCCCGTTGTGATCACCATTAAGTAATAATAACAGATCATCAACTTCTTTGTTTTGTGAACGTTGACGCAAATACAATTGCCACTTATCATAAGTAAATAATTCCGTGGCTTGAGTAGGTATAGTGCGTGCTAAATACATAGCTTTGTATGCTTCCATGTTGTCATTAAGATGCCCATGGTATGCTATGATACCATCAATGCAAAAAGGTTTGGGGCGTGCAACAGTTCTATTCTTGATGGGTTCCGCCAACACAACAACCCCAGCACAGGAACCATAATTATCACGGTGTATCACGGAGAAGTGGTATCCATATGAATCTAATTCATTATTATCATAAAGTTGGGGTAATATATCAGGGTGCACATAGTGTCTTTCCAAATCAGTATTTGCAGTATTAGGTGAAAACACAATGTCATCAATACTGCTTTTATTTTCACTT